ATTGTTTGATAAAATTCTTACCTGACCGCTTTCATTTGCTTTAGCAAAGGCAAAATAAGCGTCAAAATCCTCACCAAATTCAGCTCGAATTTTAGCATTAGATTCCCATATAGATTTAGCTCTGGTTTCAAGAGGTGCATCTTTTGGAATTTGCTTTTCTCCTGTATCAGATTTATCGATATTTGGCTCAATTTTAGGAATTTCTTCCTCTGCCTTTTTTGTATTGGCTAAATAATCTGAAGCTTTGTTTTTTTCTGCTGCGATGATTTTTAGAGCTAATTTTTCAGCAGTAATTGAACCATCTTTTTTAGCTTCCTCAATTAAATCCTCATGACCTGGAAGAGCAGCAGATTCAATTTCTAAAATTCTATCTCGCTCTTGTTTCTTACCAGCTTCAACACCTTCATTGAAAGCTGATTTTTTAATATCTTCTGATACTTCCTGTATAATAGCAGAAGTAACATCAGGAAATTCTTTTTTGATGTAATCGGCAGTTATTTCCTTTTTGACAAATTCTGCATTAGCTTGATTTTCTTTATTGCTCATAATCTGATTATTTATTGTTATTGATTGATTTTGTTTATTTAGCAGATCCAAAACTTCCTCATAAGTTCCAAGTGCGTCTGCCATATTTCGTTTAACTGCTTCTTTGCCAATTACTACACCACCACCTCCAAAATCGGCTTTGATAATTTCTGGTGTAATAGATCGATATTTGGCAATGGATTCAATGAAGGTTGCCTCAAGATCATCAAGCTCTCGCCTGATCTCCGCTAATCCTTCCTTAGTTTTAGGATCAGGTCGCTTTAGATTGGCATTACTTGAAACAATCTCGATATTTTTATAGCCATCCATGTCAGGTTGCTCTTGAACTGGAATTGTTGTTACAACTCCAATTGATCCAACCAAAGCTGATGGATTAACAAATATCTTTTCAGTGGCAGAGGCTAACCAATAAGCAGCTGATGACCCATTTCTGCCAATATAGGAATAGATTGGCTTTCTCTGGGATTTATCTGATCTTACTTTAAAAATCATCTCAGCCATTTCAAATGGGCCAACGGCAACACCACCAGGAGAATCAATATCTAAAAGAATTGAAGTCACCTCATTACTATTTAAAGCCTCGCTAAAATCTTTGGCTAAATCTTCCAATGAAGTTCCGCCAGCAAATAAGCTAAAAAGAGTTGTTCTGGCTGTTATTACTCCATGAATTGGAATAATTGCTGTACCATCTCTAATTGAAACTGATCTGCTGTTACTTAGTGGCTTCTCTGATCTGGTAGATAGCGACTCTTTCGATATCGCTTTCAAATAATCAGGTTCGATCGCCCAATATTTACCTATTTTAAAAAGATCATTCATCTGCTTTTTCTAAATTGATATTGTCTTGTTTTGCTTGATTGATAATGCCAACTTCTTGCTTCAAGGAATGTTCCTTTAAAATTTGTGGATATTTTCTTTCCCAATCTCCACCAGTTAAAATAGCAGTTTCTTCGGCTAAAGTTGAAATACCCATATTCACACGAAGCTCTGCTGCTTTAACTTCTTTTAGCTGATCAATCTGACCTCTTGGTGGGCCAATCCACTGAGCTCCTAGATAAGCATTTTTAATAATTGGATTATTAAAAAATCCTGGCGCTTTAAGTAAGCCTTTAGCAATAGCTTCACTAATTACCATTTCATAGACTGGCTGGCAAAGTTGTATGGCGAGCCAACTTCTTCTGCTTGAGAAAAACTTCCATGCCTCAACAAGAGCTGCTTGAGCTGCTGAATAGCTTGCTGTAAAATGTTTGATTAAAATTTCAAAAGGCAGTTCTAAAGCTACGCCAACTTGCCTTAATATCGCTTGCACAAAAGGATCAAAAGCTTGGTTTGGCCTTTTAGGATCAGCAATTTCAATATTTTCATTTGGTTGCAAATCAAGAATTGCACCTGGTGCTAATTTATAATCACCATCATTTCTCGAACCTCCCACTTCATCTAGTGGTGTCATTGGAGCTAAACCTTCCTCATCTTCTGATTTAACAAAAACAGTAAACATGGCAGATATTACTGCTGACATAATTTCTGCTTCTGTGTAGCGATCTAATTGTTTTAAGCTTTCAATAACTGGTGCTAAATAAGGAACTCCTCTTGTAAGCCCTGGTCTGATTCGGTTAAAAATATGAAATACCTGTCTATTGTCATATTTATCAAAAGCAGGGATTTTTACATATTTTTTGCTTTTTTCAGATTGATAATCATCTGGATGCTGATTGCAGATATGATAAGCAATCGGCGCTCCATTATTATCAACCTCAACTCCAGCAATTAACTTTTCGGTGTTAGTTTTATAATCAGGATTTGAAACTCGATCTGCTTCAACTAATTGTAAGCTAAGATCAATTAACTTATTTGACCTGGGAACAGTTCTTTTAATGATAAAAATATCGCCACTTTCTAAAACTGATCTTAAAATTAGATTTTGAATTTCAGAAAATGTTTGGCTTCTTGTAATATCGCAGTCGGTATTTTCTGCCCAATTTCTAAAAATTCGCTCGGCATTTCTTTCAAATTTATCAAATTCAGATTCATCTTTAAAAAATGGCCTTAGAACTTCACGATCAATATGAGATTGAACCTTTAAGCCAGTACCAACAACATTGGTTACAACCGTATTTACTGCGCCACAGGCAAGAGGTGCATTTCTAATTAAATCACGAGATCTCTCACGAAGAGCAGGTAAATCAGGTAAAGTGACATTATCAGCAGAGCCATCGCTTATATCCCATGATTTAGTTTGTCTTCTATCACGCCTTGCACCAACATATCCTCCAGCAATAGAAAGTCTGGCTCTGGCTTCTAATCTTTTTAAACCTTTTTCAGGGCTAAAATAAGATATGGTTTTATCTAGCCAGTTATCAGAAATTCTTAATTTTTTGCTCATGTTGGAGTAGCCATGTTAACTTAAAAATTAGTAAATGAGCAAAATATTTTTCAGATAAAAATAGGGAAAAACGAGAAGCCTATTTTATAGGATTCGAGGCTTTTTGCTATTTTTAGCGAAAAAGATAAAGCTCATTTACTATCAAAACCTTTCCTCCTATTTTTAAGTTAAGATGGCGTAACTCCTCTTATTCTAATTCCGCCTCGTTTTTTTCTTTTAATTTGAACTAAAAGTCTTTTTTCTCTTTGCTCTAAAATTGCCAAATCTGCCTTTTTAACTCTTTGGCCATTATAGCTGGCTTCCTGAGCATTATTTAAAACATCAGATATGGCTTGCTGTACTTCTGTTAGTTGTTCTTCTAAAGATTTCATGAGGTTTAATTTATTCCTTTGCTACGAACTCTTCTTGTTCTTGAAATTCTGCTAGCTTTTTGACTTTGAATATCAGGCTCAGATTCACGAAGAGGGATTTCTGCTAATTTCTGGGCAAGTTTGTTTAAATCTAATTTCCAATTTCGAACTAAACCACGAAGTGCTGTAAAAGCATAAACTCTACAATCTAACCCTTCCGTTGCTTGACCTTCTTTTCTTGGTTGCCAAGAACGAACTGGTCTTCCTTTAACATATTTGGTTTTTACAACTTCACTTGTTATTTGGTTAAACCATTCTTGATCTCGCTCGCAAGGAAAATGCCAGTAGCCAGCTCCTGGCTTTTCTATACGAAGCCTTTGCATTAAAGTTTCCTTGGCATCATTTACGCCAATCACATAAACTGGTTTTTTGAGTCGTTTATTTTGACTAGCTCTTACTGGCCAGATTGGAACGCCATTACCATTAGAACTTCCCTTTATGGCAAAGATTCTTTTATGTTTACGCTCATCGCAGTAATTGATGACATGATCAGTATAATGACCACCAGAATCTACAGCCACAGCAGTAATTGAAAAATTTCCTAAATCTCTGCTATGAATAAAACTATGGCTCAATATTTTATCTAAATCATTCCAAAGATCGGGAGTTGATGGATCGCCATAAATTACTTGATAATCAAGTGACCAAGATTCTTCATCTTTACCCCAACCAACAATTTCTAATTCTAATCTATTATCCTGAACATCGACTCCAGCAGTTATTATCGCTACATCTTTTGGCAAATATTTACCAAAATTTTCTCTTCTTTTTAGAAGTCCTGTTGGATCAATATCCTCACCAGACATATCTTCCCAAGTTTCTGCTAATTTGGTATTTGTCCAAACTTGAAGCCTCGGCGGATCTTTATGAACCTCGCTAAATTCCTTAGCAATATCACCAAAACTTACCCAGCCATGAGGTGAATAAAGTGACGATAAATGAAAAGATATTGTCTTGCTCTCATTATTAGGGTTTTGTGAAATCCATTTACCATTTTTTAATATTTCTGCTTTTTGATGATCTTCCCATTTGCTACCACATTTTTTGCATTTATAATAAGCATTTTCTGGCTGTCCTTTTGGCCATTTAATATTTTTCCACTTTAATATTTGCAACTCAGAACAATCTGGGCATGGTACAAAATAATATCTTTGATCTCCTTCCAAAAATGCAGTTTCAATCCTGCTATAATTTTTAATAGTCGGAGTTGAGATCATAAAAATCTTTTTATTAGAAAATGTAGCAGTTCTTTGAATTGCCAGATTTACCGGATCTCCTTCTGCATTTGCATCATCTGGATAACCATCAACTTCATCTAGGAATAAATATCTAATTGGCATTGACCTAAGTCCAACAGCAGAGTTTGCTCCTGTTAGAATCAGAACTCCGCCAGGAAATTCCTTCATTAACATTGTGTTGCCAGAGTCTCTACTTCTTGGATCTTGCACCTTTTCTTTTAGAGCTGGGCAATTTTCAATTGCAGGATCAATCCTCATTTTTGAGGTTCTCTTAGCCGTTTCAACTGTTGGGTTAACAATTAGCATTGGCCCTGGTGCATGATGAATTACAAAACCCATCCAATTATTACCGCACTCAGTTCCGCCAATTTGTGCACCTTTCATGAACACCACCTTTTCACAAGGGTTACTTGGGGAAAGGCAGTCCATTATTTCTTTTAGATATGGAGTTCTATCTGTTCTCCATGGTCCAGGCTCTGCTGATGAAACAGAAGTTAAAATTCTGTGATTATCAGCCCACTGGGAAACATTAAAATTTGGATCAGGCTTCAAGCCTTGTTGAAAGCTCTTAAAATATAGATCATCATAATTTTTCATTATTGGATAATTCTTCTAAAGCTTTAACTAATTCTAATTTTAATAATTCCTTCATCTCATGAATATCAGTTTTGCCCACAAGCCCAGGAATAACTCGATCAGGAATATTTAATATTCTATCTCTAGTCATTCTTGCAGCATTAAAGGCGCTGATTTTCACTTCATCAACCGAGATTAATTTTTTAGATTCTTTCTCAAATTGAAGCCTTGTTAATTTAGCATTATAGGCTTCTTTTATAGCTCGACTTTGCTGATAGCTTGGCCCTAATGGATGTGGGTTATAATTTCCAGTTTCTTGCCTTGCTTCCTCTTCCTTTTTTATTTCTTTAACTTGAGCTGGATCAGTATTTTTTGACCATTGTTTATCTGCTAATTCTGGATCAATTTTATCATTTTTATTTTTGGTAATTCTGCCGGCTTTTATTGCCTTTCTAACAGCTCCATCGGTGATGCCTCGATGCCGTGCATAAGCTCTTATTGATAACTCCATATTCTTTCATAAATTCTTAAATAATTTGATTAAAAGTTCGATAAATTAGTGCTAATTAACTTGATAGACAAAAGATAAGAAGCTATACTGTACAAGGCTTTAGAGCTTATTTATTAACTTTAAATTTTATCAAAAAATGAGCAAAATAGAAAATATATTACAAAAATTAGGGCAAAATATTCAAAATCATGAACTAAGATTAAAATATGAGCTCAATAGAGATAAAGTTGTTTATTTAATGAACGAAATTACCAGGCTAAAGCAATATGAAAGAAAACTCATGATGCAACTTGATGCCTAATAATAATTAATAAATATTTAAAATATGGGAACTTGGAATCTACCTCAAAGCTTAGAAAAAGCTAAAAAATTACAAAATTTACTCAAAAAACCGCTAATCGCACTTGATACAGAAAACAAGCTTTATGATCTGCTAGGTGATGATGATTTATTTGACTCCATAATCGAAGAGCAAAGAGTTTTTGGTGACGATCTCGATGTTAGAGATTTAGTCAAATCCTCACTATAATATTTCTTAAAAAATTCTAAAGATGCTACCAATCCTTGGGATAAAGAAGCCTTTAAAATTTGCCAATCTTTAATCTAAATTTTCTGTTAATTTCTCAACTTCATTCAAAAGTAAAAAGGCAAAATCACTTTCTCGGCTATGTTGATTGTTTAAATTCTCAACTTTCCTTTTGGCTATATTTATAGCTTTTTTGCCATGCTCATCAACCAGTTTTTGTGCCTCGATTTTTATTGAATTATGATCTTTCATTTCTTGGCATTTACCTTTTTTAAAATATCGTCAAAAGCCTCTCCTGTAACTGATAGAGTAGCTTTTTTATTAGTTAAATTTTGCCATCTTTTAATGATAACATCCACATATTTCTGATCTAATTCTATCATTCTGCATCTTCTTTTTACTTGCTCTGCTGCGATCAAAGTAGAGCCAGAACCACCAAAAGGATCAAGGATGATATCGTCAGTTTTGCTAGAATTTAAAATGGCTTTTTTGCAAAGCTCGACTGGCTTCATTGTTGGGTGAAGCTCACTCTTATTTGGTTTATTAAAATACCAAACATCAGATTGATTTCTGTCGCCACACCAATAATGATCATTTTTCTCTCTCCAGCCATAAAGTATTGGCTCATATTGCCTTTGATAATCAGACCTACCAAGGGTGAAGTGATTTTTTGCCCAGACGATGAAAGTTGACCATTTACCACCAGCATCAATAAATGCTTTTTGTAAATTATGCAGCTCTGATGAACTCATACAAATATAACAAGCTCCCTTGGTAAGTGCCAAAATATTTGAACAACAATCAAAAAGAAATTTAGGGAAATCACTACCAAGATTATCATTTAAAATAGTTCGCTGGCCTGATGCATTTTTATATTCTTTGCCAGTTTTTGTATTTTTCTTACCAATTAAATTATCCTTCATGGTATTACCATAATCCACATTATAAGGTGGATCAGTGAAAGTCATATCAGCTAGCTCATTTGTTAGCAGGGATTGATAAGTTTCTAATTTACATGAATCACCGCAAATTAATTTGTGATCACCTAACAGCCAAATATCACCAGCTTTTGAGATTGGTTTTTCTTCAATCTCTGGTAAATTTTCTTCCTCTTCTTTTTCATCTGATTCATAGAGGTTGGTAAATAATTTTTCTAATTCCTGATCCTCAAAACCAATAAGATCTAAATCAAAATTCTCTTCCTTTAAATCGTGAAGCTCATTTGCTAAAATTTCTTCATCCCAGCCAGCATTTTCTGCTAACTTATTATCGGCTATGATGTAGGCGCGTTTTTGGGCTTCAGATAAATGATCAAGAATAACAACAGGAACTTGATTTAAACCAAGCTTCTTTGCTGCCATTAATCTTCCATGA